AGATGGTCGTACAGAGGCGTTCGTCGGGGGTTACGTACCAGACCTTGCGCCAGTCCCCGGGGTCGAGGTTCCCGTCCGCCACGGCCTGGTCCCAGCTCGCCTGCTGGCCGCGGCCCAGGGCGCCCTGGACTTCGGTGCGGGCAATCACCTCGCTCCGCAGTTGCAGCTGCGCCTCAGCGTAGCGCGCCACGCGGCGGGCTACGGTCGCCTCGTCGACGCCTTGCGCGGTCAGCTCGGCGCGGAAGCGCTCCACCGCCTGCGTCTGGCGCGCATTCAGGCCGATCTGTTCCTGGATCTGGCGGGCCAGCTGCGGCGTCGGGGTGCCCTCGGTCAGCCCCTGCTCGATCAGCGTGCGGATCGCCTGGCGACTCTCGGTACTCACCTGGGTGATCAGGTCGCCGGCCTGCTGCTGGGCGCTGGCGACGGCGTGCGGGTTGGCGAGGTCCCAGCGCACCTCCACCCCCAGCGTCTGGGTGAGCGCGGCGGCTTCCTGGGCGCCGGCCGCGTCCAGGGCGGTGCGCAGCACGTCGGTGAGCGGTGTGGCGCGGCCTTCAAAGGTCTCCCAGGGGATGGTGTCGAGGGCCGCCTGGGCGCGGCCCGACGTGAGCGCGTGCTCCAGGTCCTGGAGCACGGTGGCGTCGGTGAGCCCGGCGATCGCCGTCAGAAACGCGGCGCGGGCCGCGGGCGCCAGCCGGTCGGCCAGGGCCGCCAGCGCCGCGGCGGTCTCCTGGAGGTCGCGTTTGGTGACCGGGGACGCCAGGGCGCGCTGCGTCAACAACTCCGCTGTCTTCGCGTCCTGACGTCGCCCGGCTTGCTTCGGGGGCGCAATCGGCGCCAGCGCCGGCGTGCCTTGATCGGGGGCATCGAGGTTGTTGTGCGTCGTCTGCGTCGTGGGCACGAAGAACACCTGGCCGGCGCCACCCGGCAGCGGCGGCTCGCCCGCGGCGGCTTGCCACTGGTCGATGAGAAAGGCCTGGGGCGCCGCTTTCATGACGTTGAGCTTGTACTCCCGGTCTTCTGGCACGGGCGAGACGAAGCCCAGCACGAGGCGCTCGTCAAACTGCGGCACGAGGACGCGCTGGAGGGTGTCGATCTGGAGCGCCAGGCGCGGGATCAGCACGTAGGTCGAGAAGATGGTATTGGACTCGATGATGGTGGCGCGGTTCGAGTGCGTCAGGATGCCGAGCATTTCCGGGGGCACGCCGTAAATCTGGATGATCATGTCACGCTCGAATTGGCGCAGCCCGATCAGCTCCATGTCCTTAAAGGTGTGGCTGAGCGTCGTCACGTCCACCTTGCGGTTCAGGAAGTACGCCTTAAAGGCGTTCCAGAAGCCTTTATTTTTGCGGTTCCAGTCGTCTTCCAGGCGCTTGGTGTCGTCTTTGCTGAGCCCATCGGCGGTGACGATGATATCGGGCCGGGCGCTGTTGTAGAACCACGCCTTCGTGTGTTTCGCCGCATACTCGTCCGTTTCCAGCTCATCGCTCAGGGACTGCGCCACGCCGTGCCCGTGGCCGTAGGGATCGAGCGGGTGGAGGTCCTTAAACCAGACCATCTCGTCGACCGGCACCTGGGCCTGGAGGTAGCCGGCGCTGATCCGAAAGTAGGGCATGTCCGCCGTGGGCACGTGGGTCACCCAGGCGGGCGACAGCGGCCAGGTGGCGATCGGCATGCCGAGGGCGTTGCGCTCCAGTAACCAGAAGGCCTCGCCCACCAGGTCGAGCGAGAGTTGGGTGAGTTGCAAGCTGGCATGGCCGCCGAGGAGCGGGTTGCCGTGGCGCAGCAGGGAGAGCAGCGGGTGGTCGGTGAGCGGCTGCAGCTCGCCGCGCCGGTCGCGCACGCTGAGCGTGCGCTCGACGGCGGCGGTGGCGGTGGCGACGCGGTGCGTCACGGCGCGCAGCCAGGGCATGGTGCCGTAGCCCTGCAGGATCTCCAGGCGGCCGCGCAGCTGCGGCGTGCGACTGGTGCCCGAGAGCAGCCAGCCGAAGGGGTCGCCGCCGGTGCCGACGCTGGCCTGGCTGGTGCCGGAGAACAGGGAGGCGAAGGAGGCGAGGGCGGACTTTAACAGGGACATGCGGGACGCTCCACGTCAGGGCCGGGGGGACCGGCAGAAAGGTGAGCAATTGAGCGTGTCATCAGCGACAAACAGCGCGTAGCATCCACAGGTGCAGAAATTGGCCGGTAGCCGCGTCTCACAGACCGGGAGATCGGGATAGGGGATCGGCAGGGACCCATCCCAGACCGCCAGCAACGGTGGAACCACACGCGGATGGCGGAAGCGACCGGCGCGGACCCACTCGGGCTCTAGGAACATGATGGCAGGGCGCATTACCAGATTTCCGCCCGGCCGTAGGACGGCGCAAACGTGCAGTTGAGCCCGTCGGCGAGATCGGGCGAGTGGCCTAAGCGCTTTTTCATCGAGTCTTTATCCTCCACGACCAATCGGCCCTGGCTATCGGGTTTGTACTTCACGCTGCACAGCTCCCCGGCCAGGTCTTCGGCAATCTGCCGGTCGGCGAGGGCGAACACGGGCGCCTCGTCGCGCAGCCAGCGCGCCGCTTCGAGCCACAGGTAGTCGCGCATGGTGCGCCCCTGGGCGTCGGCAATTTCGCGGATCGGCGCGGCGGCGGAGGCGTTCACCTGGTACACCGCCGCCGTGATCACGCCCTGCTCGCGCAGCTCCACCAGGCGGTCATAGACGCCGGCGCCTAAGCCCACCACATCCACAAAAATCTCCTCGATCTGCCAGGGCTCCAGGCACTGCACCACCCGGCCCACGGTGGTCATAGTGTCCTGCTTGCTATAGACGGCGGCGTGGTCCACCACGTGGCCCTGGCGGGCCAGCAGCGTGGTGCGGTCATTGCCGAAGCGGGCGACGTCCACCCCGAGCTTGCGCGGGCCGGCGCCGGCGGCGGCGTCGCGGCTCAGGCAGGGCTCGGTGAGGTCGAGCGAGATGAGCAGGTCGTCTTCCTGGCGCGGAAACTCGCCATCGGCGCGGACGCGCACGACGTTGGAGCCCTCGCCCCACTTGCGCACCAGGCGGGCGCGGTAGTCGGGCGCCACCAGCGGCGAGTCCTGGCTGCGAAAGTGCAGCGCCGTGTAGTCGCCGCGGCTCTGGTGGTGCGAGGCGTGGAACGTGCCACTGGTGCGCGTGGCATTGGCCAGCATGAGGAGCCGGGCATTCGGCGTCGACAGCGAGCCCTCGGCGGCCTCAAAAATCTCTTCCACCACGCCGGACGCTTCATCGACCACAAACAACAGGTGCTCCGCGTGGAAGCCTTGCAGGGCCTCGGGGTTCTCCTTGCGCGCGGTGCGGGCCACGGCGCCCCAGTCCGGGGCACCAGGATCGCCCAGCCGATCCGCCGAGTGTTGAAAGAGCCGGGAGAGCCAGAGGCGCGGGAGGTCGCCGCGCCGCCTACTCTCCTGATCGGCGTGGCGCTGCCATTTACTGAGTTCGCTCCACAAAATGTCCCGGAGCTGGTGACCCGACGGCGCCGTGCACGGGACGCGGGCGAAGTCGTGCGTCTCCAGGAACCAGTAAATGACCCAGGCGGCACAGCTCGATTTGCCGATACCGTGGCCGGAGCGCACGCTGACCTTGGCGCCGGGCGGCGCGATCGCCTGGAGAATCTGCGCTTGCTGCCAGGTCGGCTCGGCGCCAAAGCGCTGGCGCACGTAGAGCAGCGGATCGGCCCGCCAGCGCGGGCGCAGGGCCAGGTAGACGGCGAGCTGCTCGGCGAACGTGGCGCTAGGCGCCACCGGCGGGCTCCTGGGCCTGCGCCAGCAGCGCCGCCAGGCCCTGGCCGGCCTCCACGGTGGCGTCGAGGGTGAGCGGCGTCTCCAGGCCGGGCACCAGCCGGGCGCGGCGCGCCATCAGCTCCAGCACGGTGTGCACCGCCAGGGTGTCGCCGGCCTGGGCGCGCGGCCACAGGCCCAGCAGCATGCGGTCCAGGCGGTCGAGTTCCTGCGTGCGCACGGCCTCGGCGTCTTCGGCCAGCTCGGTGCGCAGGCGCTGCAGCTCGACCATGACGTCCGTATGGACATGCCGGGCGTTGTAGCTCTTGGGCAGCCGATCACGCCAGGCGGCGTCCTGGCGCATCGTGGCATAGATCACCGCGTAGGTCGCGCCGGTGCGCCGCAGCTGGAAGACGTGCGCGCGGCGTTCGGCGGCGGCGAGCGTGAGCGGTCGGGTGCGTCCCTGTCGAGCCATTCTATACACCTTCTATGTGTCCAACGGGGGGTCGATCTTTTTTCCAGGAATAGAATATTTAGTCCTAAAATTGTCTTGTAGTGGTACTTTTAGTCCTCTATACTAGTATTACATGACGAACACGACACACAACGAAAGGCACCGACCATGACCGTACGCATCGACACCCGCAAATACGAAGCCTCCCACGGACGCAAGCCCCGCCAGTCGCGCGAGTTCAAGACGTCACTCTGGGCCTTCCAGATCGACCTGAACCCCACGGCGGTGTGGATCAACCGCAGCTACCGGGATGCTGTGAAGCATGCGAAGGCGCTGGCGGACTTCTCCATCACCGTGTTGCCCTAGAGGAGCCCGACGCATGCCCCGCACACCCAAAACCCAGGCGCCCGACGCGCCGCACGTCGCCGCGCAGGTCCTCGACCTGCCGGTCAGCCGCATCCGCCCAGGCCAGCAGCTCGGCAACGA